CATAACCTTACAGGCTGCACGAATACCACGCACTTCACTAATCTTGTTACCATCTTCATCTTCTTTTAGTTTCAACTTCTTCATTGCAACTACAATAGATGATGCATAGATAAAGCCTTGACCACCACTGATCTTATCATCTGGATCAAACATATCTTGCGATGCGTATGTGTGATTAGTACATACTAAGCCAACATTGTGTGAGCCAATCATGTTAACTGTATTACGAACAAGTGAAGTCAATGCCTTAGGCTTACGACCCATATCACCTTTCATATCACCCTTGTTAAACTGATCAACATCAGTAGGTGTTAGCAACATACCCAAACTATCAATAACAAACAGTACCTTAGGACGGTCTTCTTCTGCCATTGCTTTATAGTCTGTCATAAATGTTGAAATAGTTTTTGCTACATCGTCGATCATTGACATGTTTAGTTTAAGTAGTTTTTCTTCGCTTGTGTCTACATCTAGTGCGTGTAGCCAGGCTTCGTCAAGTGCATTCTCTGAGTCAATTAAAACTACAAAAATGCCTTGGTCTTGTGCGTACTTTACAATGTTACCTGCACAAATATAACTTTTACCTGCGCCTGATTCACCTGCAAACACAGTTACCTTACCCATCGGTACACCTTTGTTAAAGTCACCTGAGATAAGATAATTGAGTGCGTAGTTACCTGTACTAATCCAATCAGTTGGATCGTTAAATCCTGCACTCATACCTGAAATAGATTTTGTCAACGAGTTACGAAACTTCGTTGGGTCAAATGCCTTAGTTGCCATGTTATCTCCTAATCTAAAAAGCGTGACAGCTATTAACTTTTGAAGTGTTGACAGGTAAACCGTGAATCTCTGCTTCGGTTTCGTTAATAGCTGTCATATTGTTTTACTGTCCTTGACGTGCTCTAATCATTGCTAGAATGTCTTGAGCATTACCACCTTCTGCAGGAGCCGCTTCAGCCGCTGGTGCTGGAGTTGCTTCTGGTGCTGCCTCTGCTACTGGAGCAGGTGCTGCCTCTGGTGCTGGTGTTGGAGCAGGTGTTGGAGCAGGTGTTGTTGCAGCTGGTGTATTTGGATCACCTGTTCTCTGCGCCATACCTGCTGGACGGAAGTATTGACCCCAACGATCCATGTCAAATGCCTCACCGTCTACTGACGCTTCAAACATTTCTTGCATCACTTTAAGTTCTACTTCACCCGGCTTTTTAGGTAGGAAGTCATTTAGATTAAACAACCCGTGTGTGTTAACTGCATTCATCTCTGCATCACCTAGTGGACGCTCTCTACGTGCCCAATTAGATGTTGAGTAGTCTGCATACCCGCCTTTTGAAGTTTTATTAAGACGGAAGTCTACACCAGCAGTATAATCTGTTGGCAGTTCTTCCATATCTGGATCCATAAGCGCCTGCTTAATGATCTGGAAGATTTGCGGACCAATAATAAATCTACGGATTGGATTTTCCGGAGTTTGATCATCCGCAAGCGGATTATCTACTACAAAGCCTTGGAAAATATAAGAACGCTTCTTCCAATACTTACGACCCATATCTTCTAGACTTGGATCTTTAAACCAGCCACGTACTTCATTAAGAATGTTACATGTCTCGCCGTACATTTCCATACATGGAATTTGTACTTGTACTGGACGTGAATCAGTTTGTCCTTTGACGCCTGCAAATGGTAGTTTAATTACCAAACGCTCTTGCCAAAAGAAAGTGTTATCAGCGTTGCCATCAGGAAGGAAACGTAGCGTTGCGCTATCGCCTTCTTTGATATTCCAAAATGGGTAAATGCTGTTATCACCACCGCCTGACTGACGGTTGCCTGAAGCGCCTGCTTCTTGTTCTTTGAGCTTTGCTCGGATTTCTGCTAATGATGCCATAGTTTTGCCTCCTATAAATTGCCTATGCATTGTGCCTAAATATGTACAGCACATTATGTACTATACACTATTATTTAGCAGAAGTCAACTGAAATCTGCTAAAATCTTGAAATTATTTTTAAATTCCTGCCAGTCTACGTAGATCAGCTTCTTCTTGGTCGATAGTTGGTTCCATTACAGTAACATCTTGTTCTGCTTTGAACTTCATGTCTGCATCTCCATCACTGTCTATGTCTACTGACACCCAATTATCACCATCTGGATCGTGAGCGTCATATTTACAATCTGTTGTTGGCTTTCCAAATTCGTCGCCGCAATATTTGCATTTTTTTCCTGACATATGCCCTTCATTAAACGTATTGAATGTTTCTTGTATGCGTGAAATAAATTCTTTGACTGGCGTAATAAACTGTTCGCCGTAGTCTTTTTCTACTGCTGTGAGTACTGCTGTTTCGCCTTTTGGAAATTGACCTGTTTCTCTGTCAAATAAAGAAAGAACAAATTCAGTAACTGGAACTTTTGGCTTTTCCAATTCTAAATCGCTTTCTGCAAATTGCCCCATCATTTGTTCAAATGCAATGTCTATTTCTAATTCTTCGTTCTTTTTCTTCTTTTTACGTCTTTTTACTTTTACACACTTGTCTTTACCATTTTCAGTACCAGCATATCTATAGCCTTTCCAGCAAGCCTTGCCATCTTTCCCTTTTTTCTTTTCTTCTTCTAAATCCCATTCTTCTAATTCAGACTCAGTAAGTCCTAAAGTTCTCCAACTTGGGTTACCGCAATCTGGACAATTTTCAGCCAAATCTTCTGGCCCTAATTCAATTGCTTTTGTTGCTTCACCAATCAATTTATAGATATAAGGAAAAACATCTGCTAGTTCTTCATTAAACTGTCTAATAGTCAATTCGTCGATCCAGTTTTCCTTAACATCATTTGGAACTTCCTCCATTACTGGAGCTTCGTAATTATCAAATGCTTCTTTGTAGAATGCTTCTCGTTGTAGTCCTTCTACAGTCTTTTTGACAGTTTGAATTCTGTCCTTAACAACATCCATATAGCCAGCTAAACCTTCAGCCATTACACTTGAGCGATTCATGTATGTTTTAAATTTTTTAAGGTTTGCTAATTCTTCAGAAAGTCCAGTAATATGCTTTCCAAATTCATCGTAGGGTTTACCACCTTCGGCAACATGACGGGCCATTGCTCTAGCACCATTCAGATGTTTGAATGGATATTTAAATCTTTCGCCTTCATTATTTTCAACATAGATAGAACCTACTTTTTGTGTTCTGCCACCTGCTCGTTCTTGGTCGATACTTTCTGTATGTTTTATAGTTACTCTTGCATTGCCTACATCTTGGTAACTTATTCTACTAGTTCCGTATAATTTTGATTCGCTCATTTGTGTTTCTCCGCCCTGTTGCGCTAAGAATTTATAATCCCTTTTGTTTAGATTAGATTTGGTAATATTTCGTGTATCAAAAGTTAACATTCTTTTCTTTGCAAATACTCGCATATCTTTTAAAAACCCAAACCATTTTTCTTTAGTAAAACTGTCTTCGTTTTCTACAATGTCTTGTGAGTACATAACACTTACTGTATTTTCGTCAAGACTAATACTAATTTTACCTAAGCTCTTTGCGCCGTCTTTATAATCAAAATCAAAAAAACGTGCTTGCGAAGGATCATTAGTTACTTCACCTTTTTCATTACCGATGGTAACACTAGGGAAGCGTCCTCTAACTTTATTAAACAATTCTTTACCTATTAAATCTAGATTCTTCATGACAAAGTATTTATCAATAATTACTACTAATGAAGATAGGCATTGGTGGCTCATAATCTTCATCTTGTTCTGCTTGATTAAATGTATTATACACTCTTGGATCCCAATCCTTCAATACATTCATCATTCTAATAGCTAACAGTGCAGCACTTATTAGATCGTCAGTTGCTCCAGTCTTTGCTTGATAGCTTGAGCCTGTTGCTACAAAACCTTTGAGCTCTGATATAAACGGTTTTGAGTGTATGACCATTTTATCGTTTTCTATCATAGTTTTTAATCTACTACAGGCTGTGACTTTAGTACTGTGTGTAGTATTAAATCCTTTTCTAAATTTACGCACATGTCCTTTACGAATTGGTTCGCTAACAAATAAACCTGGTATATTTTCTTCTCCGTAGTCATTTATAACAATAAGTGCCGCTTCACCTAACCCGTTATTTTCTACACTCCAGTATATTCCTGTAGGATTTTTTGTCTCTTGCTCTATATATTTGCATATGTCAGATAAAACTCTAATTTGTCCTGGAATGGCTGTTTGATTATGCTGCCATTCAGCAACCTGTTCGTAGGTCGGTAATTCAAATACTTGTATAGCAGCATAATCACCACCTGTACCCATACTAGGATCAAGCGCAACTGCATACGTATTTTGGCTTGATGGTTTTTTGTACCAGCGTGTTTGGCCCATATTCAATATAGGTTGGTCGCCCTCCATAATAGCAAGTTTTATTGAATTTATAAGTGTTTCGTCGAATACCAAGAACTCACAGCCGTATTCACGTCTAAACTTTTCTTCGCCTATACGTCCTATTTCGTCTGTTTTCCATTCCTCGTCTCTATCAGGATGTTCGTCCCAGCTGGCTCTAAATGCATGAAACCCGTTTATACCTACTTCTGATTCATTGCCGTGATCGTCAAATCTGTTTTCTGCTTGTTTCCAAATTGTAGCAAATGTATCTTCATCTGAGTTAGGTGTGCTAGTAATAATAGCACGACCACCTGTTGCTAATGTAGGTGATATTGAAGTCCAAAACTCTTCCGCAATGTTAGGTTGCACAAACGCGAACTCGTCACAGTATAGTAATGAGATAGACATACCACGTCCTGTGTTGCCTGTTGTTGTTTGCGATACAATACGTGATCCGTTTTCAAACTCAATGCTACCTTTGTTATAACTAGTAACACCTGCTCTAATATGGTCTGGACACGTTTCATACACATAGCGTATACGTGCCATAATCTCTTGCGCACCTGTATATTTGTGGGCAGCAATAAGAATAGTTTGATCTGAATTAAACATTGCGTACCAAGCAAGATATATAGCTGCACAAGTAGTTTTGCCTGTCTGTCTGGGCATCATATTGATATTAAATCTGTATGTATGATATGAATGCATCAACCTTAGTTGGTATTCGTATGGGGAAAATAACAATTTTCCTTGTACAGGATGTTGAATGTAGGCAAATTTACGAGCAAAGTACAAATAGCCCTCGTCAGGATCCATGCAATTTGCAAGATCCGCAATTTGATCTTCAGTAAATGTCTCTCTTGTATTTGCTTTTTTAGTTAATACGCCGTCTAAACTCTTACTCATACTGTATTTACTTTATTAAATCGTCATAGTATCCTGTATCGAATCTAAGATCAAATAATTTACGTCTATCTTGTTGTATTAATATAGGAATAGGTGACGCATAATCACCGTTAGTAGGTTCGCTCCAAAGCCATTCATATTCTAAGCTGGTATCTAATTTTTGTGCTAATTTTTTTAGACGTCTGCGATTTGTATTAGGAACTATGTATACTATAGCTTGATTGTCACCTAAAAGATCCGGGTTTCCTTGCCATTTTGTGATTTTTATTTGTCCCTTTTTATATGCAACATAACTCCAGGGGCAAACTGGCTTTATCTTTTTAAAGTATGCTTCCCAATCAACCTTTTCCTCTGCCACGGCCTTTTCCTCTGCCACGACCCTCGGTTGTTTTCATATCTTCCATCTTCTTTTTGCCGCGACCCCGACCGCGACCTTCAGTTGTTTGGATATCTTCTTTTGCTTTTTTATTTTTGCCTCTTCCACGACCTTCAGTGGTAATTTTTTCACTTAGTGCTTTCCATAGCTCTTCTTTAATACTTGTTTCAAGCGCAATAGGATTATCACCGCCATTTGTAGGTGGATAAGACTTCTTTTGTTTATTTAGGCCGCCAGCAAGATCTTTTGTCATATATTCTGTGTCTTGATATTCTGGCTCAGGTTCATTATCCCAATCTTCGTCAGTTAATTCTTCTTCATCTTCCATTGGTTTGTCCATTGAAAGCGCCATCAGCCTTTTCATATCATCGTGGCTATTATGTGCTGCATGACTATCCATTGAAGTTTCTTTATCTTTCATAATATCAAGTAAGTCTTCAATAGCATCTTTACCTCTAGCATTTAAGGTTACGTTCATTGTTACAGGATCAGGCTCTGGCATCGACGAGGGAGGCATCATTCCTCCTTCTGCAGGTCCACATTCTTCGACACTATCAATTGCTTCTAGTAGTGTTTTCATATCATTTGCACTATTTTGTGCAGTTTCACTATTTGTGCCTTTTTCTACAGCATCTAAATTGCTTAAAATTTTATTCATATCCATGATTTAACTCCCTATCGGACTCTTGGTGTTTTCATCTGTGCCTATATCGGCAGATTCACCAACAGGAGCACCAGCTGCTGGATCATTATCTCTTTCTTTGCGAGCTGTTTCTAGCTCTTTTAATAATTCCATTACTCTATTATCACCTACAGACTTCTGTGAGTCTGTATCGGCTTGTTCTAATTCTTCGGTTTCTAGTCTTGACTTGTACGGAGTTTCGTCTATGTCTCCTTGTTGTTCTTCTACAGGATCGCCTTCGCCTCTTACAATGATGTGGCTATGTTCAACCATGCAGTTATCTACTAGATACCGCTCTAACACATGCGGTGTTGTAGGATAATTAACTTCCGCTTCAAAATGATGAACCTCCATATTTTGTAGCTGGGGGAAATCTAAAGGTTTTTCAGTTATAGGAGTACGTTTTGGACCCGACACACCAACTAAATCAAACTTTTTTAGATTTACTTTTAGTTGATCAGCAAAGCCTTCAGGCAACTCTCCTGCTACCCTTATAGTATACTTGTATGTTCTCTTTGACTCGGTTAAAAAATCCGTAAAACGTTTCATGTGTTATATCCTAATAATATTATTTATCCATATTCTTAAGTTTTTCAAGCAAACTATTGCGATCTGTTACAACGTATCCTTCGCCGTTAACAATGTCACCTTCCCCATTTGCTGAAGAATCTCTATCTAATTTTTCTTTTTTAAGTTGCAACTCAATCATTTTCAACTTTTTATCCATTTTAGCAACTTTTGCATCAAGACTAGTTTTCAACATGCTTCCTGCAACCTCAAAAACTCTACCGCTATAACGACTTTCGACATTCATACCTAAATCCATTAGATCCTCATATGCATCCAATGCTTTGTCTGCTATCTCATTAAGTTCAGTATCTGCCATTTGGCCTAAACCTTTAACAGCAGGCAGAGCACTTGCAATTTTATCTAGCTCTTCGATACCCCGTACTGTATCCTCCTGCGAAACAACTGCTTGATTCTTTTTTTCTTGCTTAGATTTTGCCTTTTCTTCTTTTAGAATTTCTTTTGAATCTGGTAAATCTAATAATTCTTCTAATTTTTTAGTCATGACTGCTTATCCTGCTGTGTAGTATTTATTCTTATTAACGACGGCCTTGATGAAATATGTCTCCTTCGTTAATTACACGAAAAAAGATACCTTTTTGTTTGCACCATGCATTAGCAGCAGACCATTTTGCTTGATTTACAACGTAACTTGCCTGGTTTGTTCTAGATCTACCTAGCTTTTCTCTAAAAGTTTGGTTGGCAGGCTTAACTTCTATAAGCTCTACTCGTTGTTTACCGTTTTTCCCTACATAAGCAATGAAAAAATCAGGCACATAGATGGTGTGTCTGCCGGTTAATGGATTTCTATATGGAATTCTTATTGCTTCGGATGCCCATTGTCCTACACTTGGGTGTTCGTCACAAAATTTCATAAATGCAAACTCCCAACTTGAGCGATAAGTCGGTGTTTTAGTACCTACATACTTGTCAGGATTCTTTAAGGTGAATTTTCCTTGAGCAAATCGTGACATTTTTCATCCTTTTAGTAAATTATATTACGACTTTCAAGAGTATCTGTGGCTGCATCACGTTTGTACCCCACAGTGCTTGTTTTTGAACGGTTATAATTCATAACTTCTGCCACAACTGCACTTAATTTTACTTGGTCAAGTCCTTCAAGAGTATCTAGTACTTTAAAAATTTTAACATTATCAATTTTTGCTTGTTGAAGAAGAACTGATGCTACTGCTAGTGCTGCATCTTCGTCAAATCCACGTTTTTTGAAGTAGCCTACGACTGCATTTACCTCATTTGCGGCATAATTTACTTTTTTTGTGTAGTATTTGTCAAAAAATTGTCTAACTTCTTGATCGCTGCCTCGTTTAATTGTCTTTGTTGGTAAATTTCCGGCCATATTATGTGTTTCCTAATGCTTTGTTTCTATAAACCTGTTTTTCGGATTGTGGTAAGGCATTGTATGCTGCATTTCTTCCATTTACTCCACCTGTTCCTCCGCTATTTTGATAATCTTTGGCAAATTCTTGCTTTGCTGCTGCTTCTAAAGCGGCTGAATCATTTGCTAAGTTATTTTGATTAGACAATGCACTCAAACCTGCAATAGCAACTGTTGCAACGGCAACTTCTCCAGCACCTACTCCGCCTGTTCCGCCGTTTTTTGGAAAAAATGTTCTAGAAACTCCACTAACATCTATTCCTGCTTGTGCACCTATGGCATTTGTTAGTAAATTGAAGCCTTCTGCTCTTAAACCTTCACTACTTAGGTTCCTAACATTACCAAAAAGGTTTGCTGCTGCTATTCCAGCAGCTATAGGACTGTTAAAGCCTGTACCTTGAGTAATATAAGTGTATAAGTCAATTGCTCCGCCAAATATTCCACCTAATCCTAAAGTTCCTCCTCCTTCTAAAGTAATAGGACTTGGCGTAACATCATAATGATCTTGTGTGCCAAATCCTTTTGGATTTCCATTTGGACCTGCTTCTACTTGACCACGATCATAATGCACAGCTTCATAAGCTACAGTAATAGTATTAACCATTATGCCTCCGCCGTCTTCACTATCAACTGTGTCATGTTGCCAATTGGTAATAAAAGGATTTACTAAAGTATAGGTAGTATAGGTTTTTCGCGCCATTTGCGAAATTTGTATATTGTTAAAAAACGGAATAGTAATATCGTTATCTAAACCATATTTGTATTGATTTCTTCCAGTGCCAAGATAAGTTTGATCTTGAGCAACTTTTTGATATGCCCCGGCATCGCTACCATAATTTCCATCTCTAAAATAATATCTATAGTATGCTTCTAATAATGCAGTAGTTACTCCATAATTGTCATCATGAAATGTTATCGTTACTGGCTCGTATTGTATAGATGTGGGAACAACTTTTTTTCGATTATATTTGTTTCTAGTTTCTGTAGTAACTGTGTATTTTGGTAGCTCGGCAGACTTAACTAACATGCCTAATTCAAGATTATGCTTATCTGTTAAATCAGGAATAATACTCCTAGCTACAGAATTAAATCCAAAATTTACATGATATAAAAATTTGTTTTTTGGCGCCAGGCGCTGATTATCGTCGACAAATAGTCTACTAGCATGTTGCCAGTCGGCCATATTGCCCTTAGGTCCTAAAAGACCTGCACCTAAATTATCGAAGAATGCGTTAAACTTACCTGCCATATAAATATTTATCCGATTATATAAAGTGCGTATATAATAAAAAAGGGGCGATAAAGCCCCTCTTTTCACATAATATAAGCAGTATTATACGCCGCCGCCTGTTACTAGAGTATTTACAGTACGTCCAATTGCTGTTCCAATGCCTGTACCTTGCGGTGATTGGATAGCATTATCGTATTGAATTTCTAAGTTAACAGTTACTGGTTCATTGTTTGCATATGCTAGTTCATTATAGTTAGCAGTGGTTACAAAACAACCGTATAATTCAAATGTTTCTAGTACAGCTGGTGTATTAGCACCGTTGCCCCCATCTAAGATTTCAATTCTTGTAGTAAATTTATAATCTTGTCCTGATGCTGCGCTTGACTGCTCAAAGAAATCAAATTGTTTCTGAAGTTGTTCACCTACTAGCTTTTGAACGTTATTGTTTACGTCTTCACGTAAAACAAGCGATACCGGTGCCCATGTATGTTTGCCAGCTAAATATGCTTTAGAGTTATACACTGGAATCTCAATTGATTCAAATGATAAGTTTGGTCTAGCAACACTTACAACCTGTTTCGTAAGTTCTGTAGTAGGAGTACTAACACCAAAGTTTTCAAGTGATACTCTGAAGCGATATTGTAGTTTTGGCATCAACAAGCCCTGGTTGCTTGCGCTGTCTCCGCTCGCTAGTGGCACTGTGATTTTTGATAGTGTTGAAATTGCCATTCTATTTGCTCCTGTTATATATATTTATCAATTTATAGACCACTTATCTCGCCAGTATTTTTAAGTCTTAGCGGAACATAAATAAATTCTACTGCTTTTACTGGTTCAATTGCAATGTCTAAGTAGAGCTCATTTCTGTCAATTCTGCTTGGTGTATTGTTTGATTCATCACAAACTACCAAGAAATCATACAGTGCTCTTTGACCTACTAATTCAAGTAATAAACTTTCAGCTGCTTGCTTAATCTCATCTCTAGTGATTTTATCATTAGGTTCAAAGATATAAGGTTTTGCAAGTTGGTTAAGTTGGCTACGTAAGTAGATCACTAAACGTGCTACGTTAATTCTATCTAATGAACTAGAACCTCTTGCACGAGTCTTTTGACCGTAGTTAACAAGTCCTGCACCAGTAATAAACGTAATTGGGTTAACGTTTTGACTATAAAGTGTATCACGTTGTCCTTCATTTAGTGCAACTGCAACAAATTCGCCTTCACTGTTTAAATAACCTGTTGAACTTGCATTAGTTATACCGCCACGTCTTGTACCTGCTGGCGCAAACCACGGATAGCTAACTTGGTCGCTAAGTGCAATAGTACGCATCATCATATGTGATGCTGGAACTACAACATTGTTACCGAAGTTGTCGCTGGTGAATCCTGCTGGATAGAAGATACCTAAATATTCGTCTCTACTAACAAGTCCTCTATCGTTATCTTCAACTGCAAGATTTACGTTTGTTGCCCACTCATTTAATGAAGTTGCATCTGGAGTTAAACGGAAAGGTGAATCGCCTAAAATAAATGCTGTTAAACCTCTATCATAGTTAAGGCTAATCATTTCTCCTATTAGTTCTGGATAACCTGGGCAAGCCATTAAGTTAAATATTCTTGATTCGTCATCTCTGATATCATCATTACTGTTAACTACAGCTTGTAGAGCTTGAACTACAACTTTACGCTGTGCTTTACGTCCAAAGCTACCTGAGCCATCATTTTGGTTTCCTGATTCTGTTACCCAACGGTGTGGATAATAATCAGCCATTGATTCGTCATTATTACGACCATTGTCTTCCGCTGTGTTAATATAATTACGTACAAATTTCTTAACATTAAATCCACTTCTGCGTAGGTTCCATAGTAGCATGCCTTTTGGATATAGTGCTGGATCCGGAGCATCTGGATCTAAATAATCGCTTGTTAATAGATCTTCAATTGTTCCTTCGTCGTCGCTATTGGCTCCTGCTGTATTATAACGTGCATCTGCAAATAGCACACCATTTTCTGTAGTTTGGTCTGCTTTATCTAATAGTTCCCATCTGTTAGCAATAGGTGTGTTAGTTAAGTTTGCATTAAAACGATAGATTTGAGGATAATTTTCTAAATCAGAAGTATCAATCCAAATGTCTCCGTTTTTAAGAGCTGTACCATCTGACTGCAATACTGGAGTTGACGCAGCAACAATAGGTCCTGCAGGATCAGTTTGTTCATTTTCGTCTGCATCATAGTATGGTGCTGTTGCAGATAAGTATCCTACCCAGCTACTACCATCATGAATCATTAAATCAACTTCGTCAACTATTGAGTTGTACCATAGTGCTCCGTCAGATGTTAACGCAGTTACTTGATCGTCACTTGCTGTGTATGATAGAGCCTTCCAGTTACTTGCTTGTAGCTGTTTAGGTGAAGTATCAACATCTGTACCTGGTTGATAGTACATGTTCGGTGTTCCGCTTGTTGAACTAACAAATGCACTAAATCCTGCTGCATTTAAAAGTCCATCAGTATCAGTAAAACGAATCTCGCCGCCCTGTGTGTGCTTAATAACAATTCTGTTTTGACTATCAACTTCTGCAACTACGTTTGCTACACCTGCATTAGTAATTTCTTCTGCTACCTTTGATGCATCAGTAGTTGATTGATCTGGAGTAACAGAAATTGTTGTTGCAGTTCCGAATGTAGCACTTCCTTTGCTAGTTGAAGAAAATGTTAGTGAATAAGCTGAATTATTAAACGATGATGCAGTAATTTTAGATCCTCTTACTGTTGTAGGTCCTACTGCCTCTCTTCTCATTACTTTAAATGTGCCAAGTTTTTGAGCATCACCGGCTACGTTTGTTTCTACATAAAGGCCGCCTGTTGGAATATTGACGCCGCCGCCTGTAGAATCTAATCCATATAGTGCTGATTGATTATTATCGTATAATGGTGCTTCTACTGAATCCCAAAGTTTTGTTTCATCGTTCCAAACTTTAACTCTATAACGTGCACCTGCGTTTGGCTCAGTAGTTTTAATCCATACAGAACCTGTTGGGCGAGTATATGTATCAGTAGCTTTAAATTCTGGAATTTGAGTATGCTTACTAACATTCACAGCTGGTGGATAATATGTGCCAGCATCAATACCTAGTAAGTCTAATGGGTCGTCTGTCATACCGCCATCGCCTGCTAGACTAATAAGAATCGGTCCGCCTAGTGAGCTATCATCAGCACCTGAACTAGATCCGTCGCTAAAGATATGCAAACGTCCGTCTACTGCCGATGCTGTTACTCCTTGGTTAACAAGCAATGTACTAATGTCACTAGCAACTGTAGTCACTGTGCTATTTTCGTCTATGCTAATTTCAACACCATTAATAACAATATCATCTGTTAATGCAGTAAATGTTGGATTAGCGTTTGAACCTTTTACTGTTGGATGACTTTTTGTCCAAGCATCGCTGCCTACTAGAACCCAAGTGCCTGCGCTATTTCTATAGTAAAGTCTTAATAGTGTAGATGTAGCAACAACTGCGTAATCGCCAATTTCTCCAACTGTGCCTGCTGGTCTAGTGCCTGCATAGCCGTTTGTGACCAATGAACCATTTGCAGTCAGTGTACTATCAGTAATAACAATAGGAGTTTTGCTAGTAAATGTTTGACCGCCTGTAGTAAGTACAGATTCGCCATTCCACTCTTGAACACCCCATGCAGTGTTTTGTGTATCTAACCAATATGTTCCAGCTGCGGGTGTTGCAGCAGGTGCTGTTGCACTAGGCTCTAATTGATTTGTATCTAAGTCTGCTCTAACTACCCATGCTCTGTTACTTACTCCTAAGAATGAATAAGCAGCTTGCAATCCATATTCGTTAATTTCACTTCCGTGAACCGGATTGTTATTATTGTCGATTTCAAAAATTGGATCGCCAAATGTGTCTGCTAAATCTCTTTGTGATGTTAATAAGTAAGGCTTACCAGCATTTGCTGCTAATGTTCCTTGTGCTGTTCCTGTGCCTGCTGCATTTGTTTTATTCTCTGCAGAAGCAACGAAAATCATTGGGGTTGTACCTGGCTCAGCTGGAGTATAAAAACTCTCATCGATTACGCTGACTTGTACACCTGGTGATACTAATGCCATTCTATTTCTCCTATTGAAAAGACTATTGTTTCTAGTTACTATTATTTAGCAGTTATAGAACAAAAATACCTAGTTATCCGCCCCAAAAAGGTACCGAAAAGGTGAGCTAAATACAGTATGAGACCTTTATGCAAATGCGGTCATAGGCCCGCTGCTATAAATTATAAAAAAAATGGCAAAATTTATTATAGAAGTTTGTGCGAACGCTGTTTGCGTAATGGTATAGGTCATGGTATACCTAAGTGGAAACAACGCGGTTATGAGAAAAAAGATACATGTGAAAAATGCGGATATAAGTCAAAGCATCCGGAGCAATTTAATGTTTTTCACATCGACGGAGATTTAGAAAATTGTAGGCCATCTAACCTGAAAACAATTTGTGCAAATTGTCAGCGTCTTGTGCAAAAAAATGGCGTGAAGTGGAAGCAGGGAGACTTAATCCCAGATTTTTAAAAATAGTGCGCATTAAAATTGCAACATTTTTTTCTAATCGTTTTAAATCACTATTATTATCAATAGTATAGTCACACATCCATTGTTCTATACTCATTGAACTAGAGTCTTCTGCTGGCAAATGGTCCGATCGATCTATCCAAATAGCGTAATCAAAAATTTTCTCATTTTGCATTGCAAAAAATTCACGTTTATTGCGCAGTCCGCAGTAAATATCATGCTTATCAAATAAGTTTCTACCCAACCGTGCTAAATCGTCTTTGCAATAATCGTGAATCATGTTATACCATTCTGTACGATGGTTGTGCCTATCAGCGTAACATTCTTCCTCGTTAGCATATCCGTACTTGTCTTTCAAATCATTAAAAATAAACAGTTCTGAACAGAACTTAGAGCTTGATTGAAATTTATAGCCATAGTCTTCTAGCATTTCACAGACAGTATCTTTGCCGTGTCTGCCATGCCCGACAACAAGTAATTTAGGTAACACATTATCTCCTTAGTAAATATACAGCTAGTATATATTCTTACTAAACAGATGTCAAGTGTTTTTTACTTTTTTTAAGCTCTCGTTGTGCCCAAGCCGCTTCAAAACCAATCTCATGCTGATATGATTCAATATTACCCCAAAGTCTACGTATATAAGATTCGTATGTAGACATGATAGTTTTTTCGTCCCAAGATTCAGGAATGAGATGACCCTTTACGATCCAAAACAAACGATTTGCTTCTTTTTCTTGAAAGTATGTCATACTGTATTTACGACATATCTAATTTATAGCGCAAACATTAACCAATAGTGAAGCCGTATCCAACTCCACCAGGAACAGCTGTCTTAACCTCTTCTTCTAGTTTGTCCATTTCTTGTTGAGCCTCAGCTTTTAGGGCATCACCGTTAAGTGTGCTACCGCCTTGAGGTCCTGCAATAGTTGCAAACTTACTACGTGCTTCACCTAACATAAACTTGCAAGCAGCAAGTGTATAATCTTTAATCCATTGACTTGCTAAGTAATCGTTAAGAAGTTCACTATCAGGACGATAATTATAACAATAAAGCAAAAGGTCTTCTTCTGCTCTTGGTCTTTGCAATAATGTTAATTGCTTGGTTGTTGTATTCCATTTAAATTCAATAAATGATCCAAACATCCGTCCTACCAATTCTTGGTATTGAGAAAAGAAATCATATGTAGCTAATCCGCCCATATTAGAACTTGCTAACAAATAAGTGTTTGTATAAGCAAGGTTAAAAGGCTCAAACAATGTGCCGCCATCGCCGCCGCCTGTTCTAGAACCAATTGATCGTCTAAATAATTTTCTAACTTCCATTACTTCGCTAGGTAAGGTATATGTATTTTGATCAATTATTGTAGGCATAAACATGTATGACTCTTCTACGCTATTGTCAGACCTTTGTCTAAACCTAGATAGAGCTTTTTTTAATGCTGTCTCATAATGAATAGGATCTAATTCAACATCGATCATTCCTCCACCGAGGAAAGCATTAACATAATCAAATACTTCTTGTTTTTGTGTTGCTAAATTTGCCATATGAAGTTCTCCATAGTATTTATCTTACGATAAATATGTATATGCCAAGACTAAGTTTATATAAACCAGAACGTGGGAATGACTACACATTTTTAGACAAACAAATTCTAGAAATGTTTACCATAGGTGGTACCGATGTATTTGTTCACAAATACCTTGGACCAAAAAATCCCAGTGAAGCAGACGCAACTGCTGATCAGCCTCAATACGATGCTGTAAAAGAAACAAATATACAAGACATGCTGTTTATGGAGAATAGAGATCGTAAATATGATCCAGACATATTCGAAATTAGAGGCATATACAACGTTCAAGACATTGACTTTGATTTGAGCCAATTTGGTCTATTTTTAAGCAACGATACGTTGTTTATGACTATCCATATTAACTCTAGTGTAAAAACTTTAGGTAGAAAAATTATGCCTGGTGACGTAATCGAATTACCGCACTTAAAAGACGAACATGCACTAAATGATTTTAGTGTTGCGTTAAAACGTTTTTATGTAGTAGAAGATGTTAATCGTGCAGCAGAAGGTTTTTCACAAACTTGGTATCCTCATTTATACAGAATTAAACTGAAGCAAATTATGGACAGTCAAGAATATAAAGAAA